TCGATAAAGTAGGTTATAACGCAGCATTACAGTTTTTGCTCACTGGTCAGGGCGTTCTCTGGGCAAGATACGCTGCCAAGTTTGAAACCGTTTTAGAGGAGATGGCGGTAATTAGAGACCCGTCAGGTCAGCTTATTGACGGTAGCGGTCGGCCATACACAGGTGACACAGACATCCTCCAGGCAGGCGAAGGCAACATCCTTATAGCTTCCATTGAGGTGGAAAAAAAGATTAAAGAAAAAGCAGTATTAGACGTTATCCAATACAACGATTACAACTGCTCCGACGCTCGTACTGAGGACGAAATTGAATGGCAGTCCCGTCGTGCGTTCCTAGACCGTGACCAAGCGGAACAACTCTTCGGTCGTGATGTAGCTGATGACCTTATTTATGACTCGTTCCCAGAAGTCATGAAGAAAGACTTGGCTCGTAAAGAGGATAAGTACGAGGGTAAGGCAGAGCTGCACGAGATTTGGTGTGAAGCTACCAACAAGGTGTACTGGCTTCAAAAGACAGGCGAAAATGCCATCATCGAATCGTCTGAGCCACCTACCAAATTTGAAAAGTTCTATCCTTGCTCAGTAATCAGCCAATCAACTGATCCAGACTCAGTTGTTCCAGTATCTGACTACGCTCACGTTCGAGACCAAATCCTTGAAGTAGAGCGGCTTACCACCCGTATCCATGCCGTAACTCAGGCCATTCGTACTAACTTCCTTTATGACGCTGCAATGGGTCCAACTGTAGAGCAGTTGTTTGCAGGCGACCTAAAGGGTACTCCAATCATTAACTGGCCGTCCTACAAGGGCCGTGGTGGATTGCAAGCAGGAGTAGAGTTCTACCCAGTCGAGCCATTCGTAAACGCTCTTAACGTTCTTCAGGGCGCTCGTGGAGCTGCATTGCAGCAGCTTTATGAAACCTTGAAAGTATCTGATTTGCTTCGTGGAACCAGCGAGCAGTACAAGTCTGCCACCGCAAACCGATTGGAAAGCCAATGGTCATCCCTTGGTTTGGTTGTACGTCAAAATATGTTTAGCAAGTTTATATCGGATGCCATTAGCAATCTTGGCACGATTATTGCGGAACAATTTGAGCCAGAAACAATTTTAGAAGTTGGCGATGCAGACGCTCTTATTGAGCCAACGATCTACATCCCACCACCTCCACCAGCACCTCCAATGCCAGAGATGAGTCCAGAGGGTATGCCACCAGGTGATACAGGTATGATGCCACCAATGGCACCACCTCCACCTCCTGCGCCAGATCCGTTGCAACTTATCGACGATATGAAGCAACAGATCATCGGACTGCTTCGTGACAACAAAAAGCGCAGCTACCGAATCCAAATTGCTACTGACAGCATGATTGCTATCGACCAGCAGCAACAGCAAAGAGATGGCGCCATGCTAATCCAGCAAGCAGGCCAGTTCTTCGACCAAATGAGAGGGTTAGTAGACCAGTATCCACCGCTACTAGACTTTAGTATCTCTTTGTTCCAAAACATGATTAAAACCATGAAGGGAGGCAAGGAACTCGATGGTATTTTCACAAAAGCTATGCAGCAAGTTGGAGAAATTGCGAAAGCTAAGGAAGAGGCTGCTAAGCAACCGCCGCCGCCGGACCCTACAACGCTTGAGGTACAAGGGCGTCTCCAAATAGCTCAGGTTGAGTCACAAGCTAAGCTCCAAGTAATGCAGATGGAAATGCAGGATAAGGCGACTAAGAATCAGCTCGCTTATCAAGACCAACAGCTCAAGATGCAGCGTGACCAGCTTTTAGCACAGCTCGACATACAGAAACAGCAAACTGACGAGTACTACAAGCAACAAGAGCTTGGCTTGCAACAGCAAGAGATACAAGTCAAACAAAGCGCCGTTCAGGTTGATATGCTTAAAGTTCAAGCAATGTCAGCTAGTGACGCTAACAAGCAGGCCATACAGCAAGAAACTAACCGTATGGGTCAAATCCTTGAGATTCAAAAACTGGAGCTTGACCAAATGCGTATGCGCTTGTCCGAGTCCGAGAAAATTATGGAAGAGCGTCGGTTAGCTTCAGAGCAGCAAATCGAGCGTGTGCGGTTGCAGATGGATGCCATTGAGCGAAGTCCGTCATCATCAATCATGTTCCAAAGCGAAAAGCCAGTTATCATCGAGCGTGAAAAGAAGAAGTCTCGTAAGCGCAAAGGTAAGATTATTACCGATGAAACTGGAAACCCTGTAGGTATTGAGATTGAGGATCAAGACTAATGCCAACAACAGTATCCAACTCCGCAGCATCGGTTAATCCTGACATTCCTGTAGCTACCATTGTTCGTAGCGGTAACGTGTATCAGGAGATCGTTTCTGGTATTGCCAATCAGCCGCACGACGAGATTGTGTTGAGCTACACAGGAACTAACCTGACTGGTGTGGTTTATAAGCTGGCAACTGTGACGGTAGCTACTCTGACGTTAGGCTACACAGGCGATAATCTTACAAGCGTTGTGAGGTCGTAGTGGGATATAGTTACGTTTTCAATCCACTCGCAGGAGCGTTCGATACCGTACAGAACTTGCAAACAGTTCGTGCGCCAGATAACGCTTATATCCCTCCGACCGGACCAACGGTATTCTCGGATGCGTTCACCGAAGCATCGACGACGCTGCTCAACCTGCACACTCCAAACGTAGGCACAAACTGGTCCCTCGCTCTCAGTACAGGCGGCGCAACGTATAGCGTTTTTAACAATGGAACAGTACGTCCGACAACAACACTGTCCAACGTAGGATGTTTGTACCTCGCTAACAACGTAGCACCAGCCGCAGCCGTTGATGTTTCGATTACAGCTCCTGTTGTTGTTTCAGGTGCAAATGTTGTCGGACTGGTTTTTAGATACGTTAATAGCAATAACTACTATTTGCTAACGCTCTCAGGTACACGAGCAAATTGCATCTTATACAAAAAAGTTGCAGGAGTATACACGAACCTTGGAACCACCTCGTTGGGTATGGTGGCGGGAGTCGTATGGCGAGTTAGAGCGGTCGGCTCAAACATTGTCGTCTATGCCAACGATATTATCGTAAAAATAACGAGCGATAGCGGCATTACCGCAGCGGGACTTTGTGGACTCTCAGCGGGAACCATTGGACAAAACGCAACCGACGACGTTTCAAACGCATGGCAGTTGGATAATTTTAGCGTAGTTAATTACGCAAGCTCTGGCGGTCTCGTTACAAACGGAATCAATGTTACTGGCGATATTCAAGTCAGCGGTCAGATAGTTGCACACGGTAACAACTCTGCTATTTATCCAGCGATCACGTTTGCAGGATATACCAATATCGGTTTGTTTGTTCCCGCAGCAGATAACTTGGCACTCGTTACAGGCGGCATTACTAGAGGTACTTTTAACTCTTGGGGTTTATACGTTACTGGCGTTATAAGTCCTTCCTCTGGATCACCAACAGCTCCGTCCTACAATTTCGGCGCAGATACAGATACTGGAATTTACAATCCAGCAGCCAACCAACTTGGCGTTAGTGTCGGTGGAGCATTGCAGTGGACTTTTGATTCACTGGGTAGGTTTTTTACACCGGACGCACTAACTCCTGGCGGGGCGTATGACATACTTACATCCGATCAGATTTCCAACTCTGGCGGTAATGTTGGTGGTTTTGTTGTATTTAACTCAAGCGATTACATTTACACACGATTTAAAGCTCCGAGTTTTTCAAACGGCGGAGGTATCATCGGAGATGGCAAACTCTTTTTTACTTCGGGTGAAGATTCGGGAGCATCAGTAAATTCTGGTATTGATTTTAATATATTAGCGACAGACTACGGCTCACAAATAGGTGATTTTACTGTACAAATCGACGTAGTAGACGGCACACCAGGCGGCTCTATCAACTTCACAGCCGGAAATTCTAGCTCTGGTGGTAGCGGCGGGTCATTTAATCTTACAGCCGGCAGCAGTAGCGACAGTAACGGAGGCAGTGTTTTTATCTCAGGCGGCGAGACAGAACTCGCTGATGCTGGTGGTGAAGTTATCATTGCGGGAGGATTTGACGGAGATGCGGCCTACGGTCAGGTACAATTACAAACATCTCCAAGCGGTCCAATAGCCGTATTTGGTGCAGGAGGTAGCATACAAGCAACGACGTCGGTAGGTTCCTCTACATTCGTTGCTAACTCCGGAACGACGGTACACAGTGCAAGCACATTTGACGGATATACAATAGCGCAGGTGGTAAAAGCTCTGCGTAATTATGGATGGTTAAATTGATGGATCAGAAAACACTTTTAGAAGCAGAGATGGGACGTGCGTTCTTGGAACTTGAGAAAGCTAAGGCAGCGCAAGCGCAGTTGACGCAGCATATCAATAACCTTGTACAGCAGATTGAAAAGCTCAAAGGAGAGGACGATGCCAAGAAAGATAATTAACATCAGATACGAAGGCGAAGAGGCTGACATTCTAGCGGCCATCGAAGCCTTGGCTTACTACGGCAAGTATGACCCTGAAGGCGAATTCTCAAAGGAAGAGGTAGCGCAAGAGTACCTTACTAGGTTTATACGCTCTCGTGTTAAGTCGTATGCGCCAATGGCAGCAACGCAAGCTGATAGAGATGCTTTGAAGGCTAAGGAGATTGCAGCAGCAGCAGCTACAGACGCAGCATTGGACGATATTACGAAACTGCCAATAGAAATAACTGACGTACCTATTGCGTAATGTTTTTAATCTTTAAACCACCTCAGAGTTATTTGCAGGTTCAACTGCTTGACCCTGACGGGTTTAAGAAGAGCTTCGATGAGCTGTACGAAGAACAGTATGCAGCCGCTATTCTTAAGGCTCGGCAAAAGCGCAATAAAAAGCGAAAGAAAGAACCAGAACTAAAGAAAAGCATCAAGCAACGACTTGAGGCAGGTCAACAACTCGAAAGCGTTATTGCTGACATTGCACTGGAAGAATCATTTCGGCAATCGCAGCAAAAGCTGTTCGATGACCTGAAGGTTCAAATTGTAGCTACCGACCATGCACAACAGTTAATGACGGCGTATGCGGAGCAGGTTCGGTCCGATATTGCTGAAATGGTTGCAGCAATCCAAAAAACCATTCAAGATGAAATAGCGACAATAAAGCGTAAACAGAAAGAAAAGCGTATAAAAATACTGCTGTTGTTTGCTACGATGGAAGACGATGAGTAACAAATACAAATTGTTCCAATACTGCCACGTTCAAAAAAAGGTTGTTCCAATCGAAGAAGTTCAAAGGCGAGCACAATCAAACGCTCGTGATTTGTTTATTCAAGACGAGATGGAACCAACGAGAAACCCGCTAAACCCAAAAGAGAATTACACAAGTAAGAGCAAACTGCGAGCAGCATACAAAGCTGCTGGCGCTATAGAAGTTGGAGACGCTTACGACAAGGGCTACCAGAGCGACCGTGAAAACGGGTCACGGGAGCGAGAACTCGTAAGTAAACTTAAAGAGACTATGGTTGATAGGTATAGAAATGGAAGATAATACGCCTGATGTTGAGTCAACAGAGGTAGTTGTAGACCGAGAGCCAGCAGAGCTTTCAATACGTCAAAGCCTCAGTAAGCAGTTTAAAAACCTGAAAGAAGAAGAAAGTGTAGAGGAACCCAACAACGAACGCTCCACAGAAAGTAGCGTAGTTGAGCAGTCTGTTGCACAAACTCAGGAGCGTATTGCCCTGGCTCCTCCGGCTGACATGAACGCCGCTGAAAAGGATGCCTTTCTTAATCCAAACACTGACAATGCTCATATCCTACAGTCATACCTTAATCGTAGAGCTTACGAAACACGAACCCAGTATGACCGAAAGATGCAAGAAGTTAATCAACTTCGTGAGCAGAACTCCCGTGTTTACGACGTAATTAAAGAATACGAAAACGATTATGCCAAAGAAGGAATAAGCGTTGCTGACGTTACTCGTCGTTCAGTTGCCTGGGACAGAGCCATGGAAGCTAACCCAGTGCAGACGGCTATCGAGTGGCTTGAGGCTTACGGACTTAAACCTAACGACCTTGTAGGGCAGCAGGAGGCGTACCAACAGCCAACCGAATACCTGACGAGGCAGGACGCCGAAAGAATCGCTGAGGAGCGTTATAAGAGCATACAGCAGGAACAGGAGAAAAAGGCAGTTGAGTACATGAATCAACGTGCTGTAGAATCCTTTACAAGCCGTAAGCCTTTGTTCCGTGACCCTGAAACCGCTTCGCAGTTAGAAGCAGAAATGGCCCCCGTGGTACAGGCTTTAGCAACTACAGGACGGTATAGCTCGACTGACGAGATCCTAGAAACCGCCTATAATTATGTTGTAAACGGCAATCCGACGTTTGCTTCTTTAGCTCAAAGGCTACAGACGGCGCCGGTAATACAGCAGCAGCAAGTAGCCACACAAAAGGCAAAAGCAGCTTCTAAATCTATATCTGGCTCCGCAGGAAGTGGAACTCCCAGGATCGTAACGAAAGATATTCGGGACAACCTGCGGCGTCGCCTTTCTGGAGATTAGCTAATAGTGGTTGTCCCTTAAACCAAAGGGATAACTACAATGCCTAATTTAGAAGAAGCAATAGTAACTACCCTGTTCGATCAATCGGATGCCATTGCGGATGAGGTTCTTCACCACAACCCGCTTTTGGCTTCGCTTGATGAGCAGGGTCTTATTCGTAAATTTTCCGGTGGATATGAACTCCGTAAGCCTATCATGTACAATGATGCGGCTGTAGGTGGATTCTACTCCGGTTTTGACTCGTTTGACCTTTCAGCAATCGACGATGCAACGGCTTTCCGTTTCGCAATCAAGCAGGTTTATGAGCCTGTAGCAATTGCTGGACGTGAGCGTCGTGCTAATCGTGACGAGGCTCAACTCCTTGACCTCGCTGAGATGAAGATGAAGGCTGCAATCAGCCGTCTTAAGAACACCGTATCTACCTCGCTTCGTGGCGATGGAACAGGTTCCGGTGGACTTGAGTTCGACGGTATCAAGAAAGCAGTTTCGACATCCCCATCGTCTGGTACCTACGGAACTATTGACCGTAGTACTAATCTCTGGGCTCGTAACCTTGCAATCAACGTTACGCTTTCAGCTTCCAACGTTCAGGAGCAAATCACTGACGCTATCTCGCAGGTAACACGAGGTGACGAGCAGCCTGACCTTGGACTTATGGATCGTACAGCTTGGAAGTTCCTCCACAGCTCATTGACCGCAATTCAGCGTATTCAGCTTCCTGCAAAGAAGGCTGTAGCTGGATTCCGAGTTCTTAGCTACGACGGATGCGATTTCGTATTCGACGGTGGATTTGGTTCTTCAGTGCTTGAGACTAACTCATGCCGATTGCTCAATACTAAGTATTGGACATTCGACATGGTTCGTGGCGCAGACTTCAAACCGCTCGCTCCAGAAATGGCTCGTCCGGTTGACCAGGATGCTTTCTTCACGGTTATCATCGTTGAAGGAAACCTCTGCTGTTCTGCACCTGCACTTCAGGCTGTTATTTACGCTTAATTAGGGAGGTAACAGAATATGTCACAAGTCGGATCATTTGGCGTTAATGCTAAAAAAACCTGGGATGGAATTTCCATTCCTTTGCCTAGCCATCTCGGAGCAGTAGGTTCTACTCCAGAAGGCGACTATATGTTCGTTCAGGCAGATGGTGCCGTTGCTCAGTATGCGTTTGTTCGCATTACTGACGATGGCCAAGCTGCTGAACTTACTACCACTAATGCAGGTTCTAACAACCTTCAGATCGGTGTTGCACAAATTGCTGCACTTGATAACGAGTACCTTTGGGTATGGGTTGGTGGAGTTGGTGGAGGTGGAGTTGGTACTGGCATCCGAGGTAAATGCGCAGCTTCGTATGTGGCTGATGCGAACCTCAACACTACAGCAACTGCTGGAGTAGCGGATGATGCGTCAACAACCAAGATTCAGAACGTAGTAGGACTTACTACGCTTGTTGGAGCTGGAACTGTTGAGCTTAAATCAACTGGACACCTTCGGGTGGGCTAATCAATCTGGCGGCTGGCTCGTATAGCAGCCGCTTTTTATGGAGAATTTATGGCGAGCGCACAAACCCTTATGGGACTCGGTATGCCAGCGGAGCTTGCAGCTTCCGTTACCGATGGTGT